AAACAAACTAAATGTAGAGGGTGATGACTCTGCATCTGTTAACGTAAGTGTTATAGTATCAGCATTACCCGAATCCTCTGATACAAGTATTGATTTTACTATACTGGTAGTTAAAGAAGGAGCTGTGTACAAAGTTGTAACACTAGTGCTTGTTAAATCTTTCTTAGCATTTGTATATACGTTACCCATTAGCCTAAAAACCAAGCTTGTGCATCAGCTTTATCTGTACTGCTAGCATTACGAAGTGCGTTATCTAACTGGCTAAAATATAATCTTAACACGTTAGTAAGTTGTTCCATTGTTTGCGTATCATATTCTTGAGGAAAATAAGGTAAAACTGGGGCACGAAACCCTATGTCATAATTACTTTCTTTTGGCATTATCTTCTCCCATCTAGTCTTAAGTCAACTCTAGGCGTACCTACCTGCCAAGTTGTACCTGTGGCTGTAGATTCTATCTTAATAGACATTTGTCTACCTCTTACTCTTGTATAAACTTGATCTGTATACGCTTCTACTGGTGATGTGGCTGAACGGGTTGCAGTTCCAGAATTAGAACCTCCCTCAGATGCAGGTGAGTTTATGCCTGATCCAGAACTATCTAAGGGATTTAGAGTAAATGTTGCGGCTGGACTATCTGTTGTAGAGCCATCAAAAGTTATATCAGGTAATAATTTATAAACAAAAGCAAACTTGTGCCCATCATCTAAATCAAACTCTGCAGATTCTACAAATGCTGTTATGGCTGATGGACTAGACACAGAAGTTTGTTTATCATCTACACCATCTTCGTGATTTACTAAGTTATTGTCGTAAGTTGCTGCTGTGGGATTATCTCTTAATCCAGAACCTATCCAAGCTGTTCTAGCTAATGTACCAAAATACCATACATCTTCTAAATAATTGTAAATTACATATCTATCTATATTATTAGCATCAGAAGAACAGTAGAACCACCAAACCTCATGAAATGCTTCATTTGAGCCTGCAAACACTTGAGGGTACTGTAGAGTATTAAAATCGTTAAAAACATACCTACGAACATCACAACGAAGTGGTTGTGAACGACCATCATATTTGTAAAAATTGCCTTTACCCATCCAATATGCAACACCGTTTGCATACGCTACACATTTTTGAGAGGCGATAGATACATTTTCACCAACAATGTTAGCGTTCCACACATCAGGTAATTTAACATATTGCATTGAATATAGTGCTGTATCAGTCCACACAAGTATTTCTTGACGGGCTTGAGTAGCAGCTACTATTTCAGTACCACGTGATAAAGTTAACCCAGCAGCTTGCGTTGTTTCACTAGTTGTCCAGTCTTTAAAATTTTCTTGGTCTGACCATCTAATATGCATTGGGTTTAAAGCTGAAGAACCTTCTTCATTAGTACCAAAACAAAATACAAATCTGTTATCTGATACTAACAATATATTTTGAACTGTTGGCACATCTGACGCACCTGATAAAGAGGATACTTCTACAGCTCTGGTAGATAGGGATGCAGCATCACCTGAATCCCAAAAGTAGATTCTACCACCACTAGGTCCAAATACTAAATCTTCACCAAAGTTAGACTGATTCCATGTACGAAGTTCGTTTACAGATGCCTGTCCAACACCCCATGTTCCAGAACCCCATGAACCTGCACCCCAACCTGTTAAGGGTATAGCAAACGCAGGGCCTGTATTTATCTGATATGCAGCAGATACTGTACCTCCACCTGTACCGCTACCACTTGCTGCAGAAGATACAGTTATATTATATGTGGTAGGTGTTACTATATCTATTTGAAATTCACCATCAACTGTAACTCCGTTAACTGCAGAAGCATTGCTAAAAGTTACGAAATCTTCGTCTTCAAACCCTCCATTTGCGTCTGTTACTAATACAGTTGTAGAACCATTTGTGGTAGTAAACGGGTTAGTTAAAGACACAGTAGCACGTAATGGTGTAACATCATTATAAGCTCCACCATTTTCTATAAAAAATTTAAGATTTGTACCAACACCTAAGAAGTTTTGTCCTGTTATGGTAACCCAGTTAAAAAGAGAACGGCATATACCTTGAAATGTTGTTGAAGATATTTGTGCCCACCCACCTATTTTTTCAGGCATTCCTTTACGAAATCGTATCTTATCACCGTTGTACCAGCCACCTTCACTAGCATAACGAGTTCTTTCTCTATTTATACCACCTCTAAGTGCTAACTTCTTTAACGTCATAACTAACCTACTTTTTTCATTCTTTCTATAAGTCTTTCTGCCCTGTTTGTAACCTGATTATACCACCTGCTTTGCTTCATCTGTTTTGCGGCTTCTTCATGGTTTCTTTCTTTTATAGCTTTTATCATAAGTTTAAATTTTTTATAACGAGGTAATCCAAGATTAAACATCATATTGCAACATATTCTTTTTATTTCTTCATCCATGTCATCCCAGTCATCATATACCTTTTTACAGTCATTTATAGTTATTTTTATATCTTGTTCAAATAGTTCACTGCATCTTTCATAAGATATTTTTGTGCCTACAGGTTGTCCATGTTCTGGATCATCTTCTTTTATTAAATGCCCAATACCCATCGTAGGTAAATTTAAATGGTCAAGATAAACCTCTAATTTCAGGCCCTCATCTGCTTCTATTTCATCCTGTAACTTGTTAATATCCATTACTTACCTTTCCTGTTTAAAATTTGCAGTCCTTGTTTACCGAACCTGTACCCAAATGAACTACCTATTACTATATATAACATATTATGAAACCAGTTAGGAGTGTGTTCGTCTAAAAATATAAACCCTTCCTTAACGTACTCCTGTGTCCAAGGTAGGAAACAACATGTTAACACGGCTATAAACCAAAGTGACCATGCTTCGTCCTTCCAGCTTTCGCCCATCTGGTCTGTTAAAGACCTCTCATTTAACATTGAACTTGTAGCCTCTGTCTCGTAAACCTTAGCTTCCGCTTTGGCTCTAGCTACTTTAACTTCTGTTTCTGCCCTTGCTTTATCTACACGTCCTTGTAGCCATGTGCCTGCCAAACTTGATATTGGCCCTATAATACTACTTAACATATATTACTCCTTTTTTGGTGGGGGGATTAATCTGCGAAAAATTTATTACATTTTGTTTAACAATAATCAAAGGAAGCCTTTCTTAAATTAAGTGTTAAAATGAGCAGACACCCCCCATAACTCTAACATTTCCATCTTCTTCTAGCTTGTCTCAAACGACTGTTTGGATTCTTAGCTGCTTTTGGGAACTTTTTCATTTGCCCCGCACTTCTAGCACAAAATGACTTACGTCTTTTTGCTGATTTACTTCCTGGTTTTACTTTACCAGTAACTGCTGTTTTTAGCTTACTTCCGGGGTTTTCACGTCTATATTTAGCCACACCTTTAGCAGTCATACCTGCACCAGACTTGGTAGGTCTTTTGTCTCCACTTTTTATAGTGTAGCCTTTCATGCTACCCCTTTTTCTTGCCATTTTGCCTGCTCCTTCTTATTGATTCTTTGCCTCTTTTAAATATACTAGCAACTTCTGTTTTACCCATGACCTTGGCTCTTTGCTCTCCAACTGTCAATATTTGGATTTTTCGAGCAAATGGTTTGTTAACTTTTTTAACCTTTGCCACTGTTGCACGAGCATCAGCTGGAGTTGCAAACTTAATTCCAACAGTATCCTTTGGATTCTCATCTGTGTATAATCTCCTTCCGCTACCTTTAGGTTTTTTTCCTGTTCCTACCTTTGGGTCTCTTTTCTTTACTGCCATTGTCACTCTCATTATACAAGTTATCAAATATCCTATTCACATCTAACGTATAGTCTAAATTAGATTTAGAATAGTGTATGTGCTGCGAAGGTAAAAAGTCAGGTGGCCCTTCGCCTGTTTCAAACCATGCTGGG